GTTCAAGCGTCTAAATTCGCTCAGCTTCGTCCATCTGTTTCATTCCTGGCGGCAACATTTTTTTAGCGCGCAGCTCGGCTCGCTATCGTTCCAGATCTGCAGCTTCTTCTTTATATTTATTATATTTCGTATGACATGACCGAGTATAATATAAATTCCACTTTTTATAAAATTCGTTATCTGGAATTAAATCTCCTGCTATAATTTTACATTTTTGAATAAAGAATAATGGATGATAGAAGCTTTTCATAAAATTACAATTAGAACAACATGCGACTGTGTTTTCTTTAGTATATCCTATATCATTATTTATACGATCTATCCCAATTACGCCATCTTCTTTTATGTAATCACAGTAGTTGCATTTAGAATTTACTAATTCACAGAAGCAATCAAAATCAATTAGTATATCATATTCTCTTCTAATAGCACAATTAATATACTCTTTATAATATTTTATTAAATTATCTTTATTTTCTTTTGAATAGTCTCTTTTTCTATCTTTTCGTTTAGCATCTTGCTCTTTTTGTTTTTCTTGACAGCCGTTGCATACAACAGCTTCTTGAGATTTAACAGTCAGATATTTTTCATATTCTTTTCCACATAAATTACAAAGTCTATTTGTTAATGATATATTTTTAATAAGAGCGCTATTTAATTTTTTTCTTTTAGAATATCTCTTATTATCTTTTTCACGAGCTTTTTCTAAACAATCTTCACATTTTGCTTTTGCTTTATCTTTTAGAATATTAAAACATCCTCTTGCAATATCACAATATTTAATATTTTTTTCTTTTTCCTCATCTCTATAAGTATCTCTCTCATGCTTTTTACAATACTTTCCTTCTTCAATATGATTATTGCATTTTTCATTCCCACATTTAACTTTATCTGTTTTTGTCTTATTTCTACATTCGGTGCATGAAGAATATTTAGATGACTCTAAAGTATTATTACAGCCTCTGAAGAAGAATCTACACCATTTTTTCTTTTCTTCAATTCCTTCGTCATATATTTTATTTCTTTTATGACGACCACAATATCCATCATCTTCTTGTGGAAACTGACAGGTATGTCCTTTTCTTACTCCTTCTTGAATTACAGCTTTGCATGTACCCATTTTCTAAATGTTGTACGTGTAAATCTTTTAAGTTTTTGTTTCAATTTTAAATGAATTATTTTATATTTTTATAAATATTTTATAAAAGTAATAGGATATATAGTATACAAAAGTATGTACCCATTTCCTTTAATTTGAATATGCCAAGCCGCCCATACCGCTCATCACGCGAAGCACATTGTAGTTGGTAGCATACACGTATACAGAGGAGGAGGTATTGACACCAACGGCGTTGTTGGAGACGGTGAGGATGAGAGTAGTGTTATCAATACGAGATAAGTTGCAAGTTCCAGAAGGCTGGTGTTGTTCGGGGGTAAGGGCGAAGGAGTAGACGTTGATACCAACGGCGGGGACGTTGGTGTGGTGCTGGAAGGGCTGCACTTCGTTGAAGTAGCGGCCTTCACGGACCTGGAAGCGGTCATGTCCGTTGAGCTGGAGGAGGGCGGTGATGCAAGGGTTCTTGCCGGCAAGACCTTCAACGCGGGTAACGGAGTATCCAGACTCAAGGACGGCGCGATCCCACCAGTCAGAGTAGTTGAAGGGCTGTTGTCCGTACCAGGGGTTGATGACGGAGTCATCGCAAGACACGAAGGAGTCGCGTTGGACAACCCAGACAAGCTCCTTGACGGGGTGGTTGAAGTTGAGCTTGACCTTGTTGGAGGAGGCAGTGATGGACTCAGCACCAGTGAACTGGAGAACATCAATGAGGTACTCGTGGGAGACCTGGGCGAACTTGCGGCGTTCATCGGTATCAAGGTAGATGTAGTCAACATAGAGAGAAGCGGCAACGAGTCCCTGGGCGTTGATGCGGTCGCGTACAACGTGGGGGTTGGAGTTCTGGGGAGCATAGTCCCAGCAGAGGTTGCGGAGGTCGTTGAACTCGAGGTTGATACGCACCTCGTGGTATTGGAGGGCGATGAGGGGGAGAGCAAGACCAGGGTTGCGGCAGAACCAGAACTGGAGGGGGATGTAGAGAGTGTACTCGGGGGTGCAGCCAAGCTCATCCATAGAGGCGTTGGGTTCTCCTCCGAGGCAGTCATTCTCGCAAGGTACACCTCCCTGGTGGATAAGGTTGGTGAGCTGGGGGACGTTACCTACCATCTTGGCATAACCGGCCTGTTTGCCGGCTTCCTGGGTAAGCTCGTTCCAGATGTGCAGCCAAGAACCATAGTGCTTGTCAATGCGCTGTCCACCGATTTCAAGTTCAACGGACTTAACGAGGTTGTGGCCAACCCAGTTGAGCCAGCGGAACTTGGCACCAGAACCATCAGTGGTAAGGAAAGACACTGAGGGGAGAGTAGCCTGGAGGTACATACGGTAGATTAAATCACCGTTGCGCTGGATGGTGCAGGTAACCTTCTTTCCAAAGTTGGGGGCGCCGTTGAAGGGGTTCTCAATGGACTCCATGGCGAAGTTAGTGTGACGACGGTACACTGTCTTGAAAAAGGTAATTTGGGGGTTACCAGTAAGGTAAACATCCTGAGCGCCGTAAGCTACGAGTTGCATGAGACCACCACCTGTCATTTGTTATAACCGGAGATGCGAAAATAATTTTGGCATTCACACTTTTAGCTGCGTTTTTTATTTTAGGAATTTTCATTAAATCCTCCCCCCCCACCCAATCCAATAAACGACTTACCTAAAAGATATGCTATGTGGACAATTAAATGAATAGTGACCAATCACTTAAGATAAAATCCTCTAAAAAACCAGCATCACAATCAAAGACCACATTAGATGCGATCCATAATCAGCAGTTAAATACATTTACAGCAGATAAAGATTCACTTAATGCCTATAAGAAAGAATTAGGTGAATTAGAAAAACAATTAGAATTGCCGGACTGTAAAAATTCATATGAAATTGATAAGAAATGTAATGTGTTAAGAGATAGAATTAAAAAAATAACAAATATGGACGATTTATACAATTATTATCTAAAAACAGGAAACTTGTTATATGAATATTACAATATACAAGATAAGATATCACAAGGTAATATAACAAAGACATCTAATAGTAAATATAGTAGACCTGGTACTATTTTTGCTGCGTTAGAAGAGGCTTCAAATAAAAATGATTCACATAAGGTTGATTTTGATTCAAATACATTAGTGGATAATATTCAAAAAGTTAATGATATATCTGCTAATAGTATTTCACCATATGCGCGTGAAAATATACTTGACAAATATTTACAAATAGTGGACCCTGAAATAGCTAAAAATTTTATTACAGAATCAGAAGAGAAATGGAGTGAATGTCCAAACTGTAATAAAGAAATGATTTTTAATATGAATGAAGCGTATATTTCTTGTGCTGGATGTGGATATCAAGATTTTGTCCTAATAGATAGTGATAAGCCATCTTATAAGGACCCTCCCCGTGAAGTTTCATATTATGCATACAAGCGTATAAATCATTTTAATGAATGGTTGGCGCAATTTCAAGCAAAAGAGAGTACAGAGATTCCACCAGAGGTGTTTGATGCAATTTTATTCGAACTTAAGAAAGAACGGATTGCCAATATGGCAACTCTTAAGAGGTCTACATTAAGAGAAATCTTGAAGAAAATTAAGTTCAATAAATATGAGCATATTCCTCATATTATGAATCGGCTAAATGGACAAAATGCGCCAGTTATGAAAAGGGAGGATGAAGAAAAGTTGCGTTTTATGTTTAAGGAGATTCAGCCATCATTTCAAAAGCATAGACCTGAAGAGCGTTCTAATTTTTTGTCTTATTCGTTTATTTTATATAAATTTTGTGAACTTTTAGAGCTTGATGAATTTTTAATATGTTTTCCTTTACTCAAAAATCGTGACAAGCTCTATATGCAAGACAAAATATGGCAAAAGATCTGTGCTGACATGGGTTGGGAATTTATTAGAACTATCTAAAAGTCAGTTATAACTATTTATTAAATGTATGATTTTTATGGTAATCCTCCAACTACAAAGGAAGACATTAAAGGGTATCTGACATCTTGGCTACAAGATACAAATGATAATAAAACATATACTTTAAAGGGGGTTCAGTATATTATTGAAAAAAGTTTTAGAAGAGCATTTTTTATACATGGAGTTTTTAAAAATATAGATACTAATAGATATTATTGGTATGTATTTGAAGATACCGCTGACACATTTAGTGATTTTCCACAAGTATCATATGTTACATATGAGTCTCTAATTGAAAATGTAACTGAATACTATTATAAATTATGGGGAACTTGATAAGAAACGTAAATAAACTGAATGAGACAGAAATATTAACATATATGAATGAATTGTATTCAATTATATATGTAAATCTATGGGTAAATCTATGGGTAAATCTATGGGTAAATCTATGGGTAAATCTATGGGTAAATCTATGGGTAAATCTATGGGAAAATCTATGGGAAACAATCTTTAATTAGTTAATTTACGGGAATCCTACGAGTTTAGCACCGATACCGAAGCCAGCACCCTGCCTGGCGGTGAGGCCAACAGTGGGGGCGAGGAGATCAAGTACAGCGAAAACAGCGGCAGCGAGGAGAGCAAGTGCACCGATTTCACCCATGTTCAGCTTCTTCTGAGGAATGATGATAGCTGCAATAGCTACAGCGAGACCTTCTACAAGGTATTTTACAATACGAGTGATTATGTCAGAAACCATACCGTCCATTTCTATATCTGTTGATGAGAGAAAAAATTCCCGCAATGCAAAAAAAATGAATATCGGGTTTAAGGAGTACAATAATGTATACCATTTAGAACAAAATGCCGGTAGAAGAGCGTGAAGATTTTCTTGATGAAGACCCGGAGATTAAGGGACAAAAAATTGTACTTTTAAGTTTTATTTCCCCAGAGAGTGTTCTTGAAAAGAAGGAGCATTACTTTTTTGAGAACTTCTTAAAAGACTATGATTTTCAATGGAAAACTAAGAATCTTGAGGCATTTTTAGCCGGACAGGTAAGTGATATTAATAAATTGATTGAAGAAAAGTCTAACGACCTTGAAAAGAATGGTATGTCTACTGAAGCAGAAACTCTTCGTAACTCTCGTATCGCTGTTGATGGATTAATCAATGGATTTCAATCATATGTTAAGAAGAATATGAAGGAGATTACAAAGACTGAAATTAAGGAGGCATATGATGAGTTTATGTTTCGCAAGCAGGCTGAATTAGAAGATAAGTTTTATGCTATGAATGAGTTTAAGACCACAGTTAGGGGTCTTAAAGTTCGTGGAGTATATGCATCACAAGAGGAGGCTGCTGCTCGTGCTCGTAAATTACGTACACTTGATAGTAATTTTAATATTCTTGGAGCATATGTTGGTAAATGGATTTCATGGGATCCTGCTGTGAGTCAGATTGAGGATCATGAGTATGCAGAGGAGCAACTTAATACATTAATGCAGAAATACAAAGAGAATGAAGATGCTACAAATGAGTTTTATAGGGCTAATAAGATTAAACGACCTGAGAAGCAATTCGTTGAATCTGAATCATTAAGTGAATCTGGTGTAGGTGATATGTTTGGAGCTACTGCTGATTTAGCAATGTCTCGTAAAATGGGTCAATCTACAATTGAAATTGTAAAGGATGATACTGTAGAATCTACCAGTGAAACTGTTGAAAGCACTTAGACCGATGAACATTTCAAACCGACACGAAGCGGGACATTGTCCTGCTTTTTATTGCCTGAAAAGTGAATCGGTCGGCGGCAAACGAACATTTTAAAATGTTCGCTTAAGAAAAATAACCAACTACATCGGATGAACCCTTGACAGTGATAGATTTGCAGCTAGAAGAAGAATTTTCACAGAAAGTTCCTTCAGGGCAAGAGGATTGGCCGTCAGGGCTGCGGCAAGCAAGCATATTAGAGCCAAAGCGTTTCTGTTTGTATTCGGAAGGAATAGAAGGTACTTTTACATCTTCAAATCCTTCACCATGTCTAGGATAGGCTCCACATCCAGTGGAGGTGAATCCTTCACCGAGTGTAATTCCAAATATTGTTTTCATTAGCATGAGAGCTAATGGTATAATAATCATAACAAAAGCAAATACGATTAGTAGATTTTTCATGCCAGAATTTTTCATACTACGTGCCATATTTTTCTAATAAAAGTTTGACATTTTAAATAGCAGACTTTTATTATTTAATGCGCAAAGCGGCGCATACTCGCAAGCCAGACTTTATTATTTTATGCGCAAAGCGGCACATATTTACGCATTTTAAGGCCATACTGGTAATCCAGTTAGATAGGGTAAAGTAGGAGGAGTTGTTTTTTTACAGTATCCATTCACACATCGTTCGCCATCCGGAATAGAGCAATTACCATAACCTACACCACATTGTCCTGGCATACTAAAAGCTTCAATATTCTGTTCAAATGTAATTAATACAAAAATGCAAATAACTAATAGTAGTATCATAGGGAACAATCCTTTCATTTATATTTAAGTGCGTTTATTAATTTGAATTTCAGGTCCTTTTAATTTGCGACCTTGTGAAGGATCATAAGTATCATCATCTTCTTTGCTTTCTTTTTCTCTAAAGTGTTGTTCAGACATTCTCCAGAATTCATCGGCGCCTATCTTGAAATCGGGATGGATGTTAGCTTTATACCAGAAAATAGCATCTTCTAATTTATTTGATTGTGTATTATTATTAACAACAAGACATTCATAGTTTTGTGTGCATTGATCCATAACTTGGCAGAAGAATTCTAAAGAAGGGAATACAGAACCATAATTTTCATAAATACGACGACGATTGTTCATATAGGGTTCACGAAGAATGAATACATAATCTACGTTTGTACGAAGAGCAGGAGGAATTCCTAGAGGAAACTGCATAGTAATTAAGAAAAGAACCTTAATCCAACGACCGTTCATGAAAATATAACGAATATTTTTATCGTGTGTCCAAGAATCATCGTACATACAATCATCAAGAACTAAAAATGAACGAGGATCTATTTTAGATTTACCGCCAGTCTGTTCTTCTTTTGTAATACGAGCCATAATGAGTTTTTGCCTTTTTACATAATTTGCGAGAATAGTAGGATTGTATTCGCCATGAATAAATAATCTGGGAATAATTTTTCCAAAGAAAGAGTTTGATTCTTCTGTGCCACTTATTACAGTTCCTAAAGGCATATCTTTGTGGTGAAATAATAAGTCACGAAGAAGAGTTGATTTACCAGTACGACGACGGCCAATAAAAACAGCGACAGCATCTTGTGGAATCATTTTCATGTCAAATTTACGTAGATTTATAGAAAGAGGATTTGCTGCTGCCATTTAGTTAATTGCTAAAGATGTTTTTGTGATTATGTAACACAGTCTAAACGCACTAACCGGAGCTATATTGCGGTTATAACTCCGATAAAGAAAGGTGTGTAGCGCCTAGATATGGCAAACACACAAAATACCAACCTTTTTAAAGAACTTCTTGCAAATTTTGTAAAAGAAGAAGAAATACCCCAAAGTTTACGTGATTCTTTTAAAGATATTGATATACTATCACGCTCTTATCCCGGATTACAGTATTTTACTGATATATCAAATATAACTCCAAATGCTACATTAAAGACTGGGGGTAAACTTTTATCATGGACTTCTATTAGTGGTAATATTGGTACAGCTAAAGTACAAGTAGGGGATTCCATATATGATAAGAAAGTGTTCATTAAAATTATTCATTTATTAGACCCATTTATTCTGTTAAAGAATGGTTATTTAACAGAAGAGGATAGAAATGAAAAAATAAACAGGAAAAATAATCAAGCATATATTGACTGTATAACTGCATCAGTATTAAGTAAATTAAGAGAAATTGGGATATCAAAACATGTACTTGAAGTTTATGGGGCTGTATGTGGTATAAAAAAACAGTATAAGTTTAACATAACAGATGATTATAATTCATTAAGAGATAAAGAATGGTTTTGGGATAAAATAGGATTATCGGGTGAAGAACTAATAATTGAAACTGATGAAGAATGTGATGATGAAATAATTAATTTAATTAAAACAATTCCTTTTGAGTTTGACGAATCCGATAGTTTATCAAATATGGATACGGGTATGGATATGGATACGGGTATGGATATGGATATGGAAAGTATTAGTTGTTTTAAACATATAAAATTAGATGATGAAAAACAATTAGATTGTTCTAAAAATGGAATG